CAATTGGAGTAAGATACGCCTGACCCTTTTCGTTGATCGTCCCATCCTCGTTGAATACTCCAGACTGCTGGAGGTTGTAAAACAACTGACCTCTTTCGGTTGGATTCCCATCTTGGTCTACCAACCCTAATGCACGAACTTTATTTGCGTCTAGAGGCTTAGAGAAAACTTCTAGTGGTGATTTTGCGATTTCACCAGCATCGTTTCGCAGCGAGTCCACCTCCGCCCCCACAACATCCGTTACGGCCTGCTCGTATGGCGTGATGGACACCATATCCCTGCTGAATTGCGCTTGTGCTTGATTTGCAAACTCTGGATAAAGATTTGAATCTTCTTGAGGAACAACCATGCTTTCGCGTGGTGGAGGTGTGGCAATATCTTCAACCTCTTGTTGCGGTTGTTCTGCGTAAGCGTACCGCTCCAGAGGAGTGAGGTCTGGAAGAACGGGTGGTTGAACAGGTTGGTTGTACGCCTCAACCAGAGTCTGTGGTTGCAGAACCTCTAGTTGCCCAAGAGTTCTCTGGACATCCTTTGCAAACAAATCCAGTCCACTTTTGACGGCTTTGTTGAATTTGGGCTTTTCTTCTTCGGGTACATTGAATGCCATTACCTTAAAGGTGGTTTGTTATTTAAATTTATTGAAGAACTCGTTTACTCCGCTAACTGTCTCTTCTTTTTTTTCGTCAGGTTTCGGTGGCTCGGTGTCAATCTGTACATCTGCACCAGTTGATTTTTTATACTGATTGACCCTTTCCACAATATCATCCCTAAACGATTTTGCGGCAGACAATGCGGTCTCATTTCTAGTAGTAAGTCCAAGTGGAATTAAATACTTCTGTGCTGCGGCGACCTCTCCTTCTCTTGCCACAGAACTTGGGTCAACAGTCTTTGCGTATGCAATTGCCATTTGATATGGGAGTTGACCAAGTTTTGCAGATCCTGCTGAGGATGCAATTTCAAATGTTCCATATTGCTTGATTGCGTCAGTTAATTGATCGGTAAAGCGTAATGCGGCAGATGCGTTTTGCTCAAATGTAACATCCGCTTGTGTTTTCTTTGGCGTTTTGTCTTCTTCCTTTTTCTCAAGAACAGGAAAAGATGATTTGGCAATTTCCCTAGCCTTGTCTGGGTCTACTTGAGCAAGGGCTGTAATGGATTGCACCAAAGAGTTATCAAATTGATTTCCACTTTCAGCAGATCTTTTAGCAAGTTGATTTAATTCGGCAATAGTCGCAGCGGTGGTAGCTTCCTTTTTTGCTGTGTCTGCTGGCGTGATGTCTTGTGGTCTTGTTGCACCTTCGCCCTTAATGTTTGATCCATAAAATCTCGCAATCTCCTCAAAATCATTGCCCATTGTTTCAAAGGCTTTGTTTTGAATCTTGCCCATCAATCCCTGCTCGAAAACATCTGCTTCCGCATTAAATCCTCTAGCCCTTAATAGTGCGATGCGTTGTTGGGCATTTCCAATTTTCTCTTTAGCTTTTGGCCCAGCATTTGGGACAACCTGTGTAAATGTTTCAAGAAGATTCATAATTATTCCCAAGGGTTAAATCCTCCGTTGCTAGATGCGGCAGGTTTTGCTCCGCCACCACCGCCACCACTTTGAGACGCAGCAAACTTCTGTTGGCGAAGATTCATCATTGCGTTTTGGTTAATTAGACTTTGTACCTCAAAACCAGTTTTCATCGTGCTAAACAGCGATTCAGCAGCGGAGATGCGCTGAGACAATGGTATCTCTTGGTCGTCAAGAGTAGATTTAAGTTGCCCAATTCCCGGAACTAGGTCTGGGGCCTTAGATTCAAGCAATCCAGCAATACGGCTTGCTGTATCAACAGACTTAGCTTTTTCCTTTTGTTGCTTGTAGTAATCTCCAACTTGAGTTATCCCTTGTGCAATCCCTTGCCCAAGGTTCTGCATCCCTTGTGCTTGGATCTCCGCAGCCCTTGTGAAGCCAGAGTAATCCTGCACAAACATCCGTGGGTCTACACCCGCTCCTAGCATCTGTCCTTGTCCGTATGGCATATTATTAGTCTTTCATGAAAGATGGAATACTTTGGTCAAACCACAGTACTCGTTGTGAAATGTTTTCAATTGTGCAGTCCAGCTTTGGGCAATGCACAAATTTAGGGGCCGACTCCCTACGGTCAATACAAGCAGTACAAGCATGAACATAGTCACAATTGTGTGTTCGGTCAACCTTCTCTGACCACTTGCCATTTACCTTTTCATATCGGCTAGTTTGAATTGGCACATTGTTTTCCTCACAGTATTGGAACACATCATCGTGCGTCCAATTTTTCATTGGGTAGAAGGCATTGCACTGTCCGGGGTTAATACGCACATCTACGCGCACTCCAGCATCCCCACCGTAGATTGGGTCAGAGTCGCAGAGTTTGTGGCCAACCAGCATCCCATCCCATCCTGCGATAATGCCGGGGTTCTTTGGGCGGTTATAAATATCCATAGCGCACACCCACGGTTTGCCTTCCTCAATTGGCGTAATGCCAGTAGGGCAAGTCATGTCAGTGTTGTCAAAGATATACTGGTTCTGCACCTCGAACTCGTCGTCAGTCTGTTGGAATGAAGAGAATGTTGGATGCCATGTATAGACCTCAAGACCCCATTCCTCAATTATGCGATTCTGAAATGCATATTTGCTTGGTTGCCATTGCTCTCTGTAGAACACGATTGGGATTTTTACTCCGACTTTCTTAAATACAAGGTCAAGCAACGCCATGCTATCCTTTCCACCGCTCCAAGCAAGGCACGGTTTCTTAGAGACACTTAGGCATGTCTCGATATTCTTAATGGCTGATTGTACTTTGTTAAACATTAGATTGCAACAATAGCAGCACCAGCAACAGCTCCACCAGCACTCATCATAGCAGCATTCCGAGTAGCACTTGACTGCGCGTTAGCTGATTGCGCTCCAAGGATATTCTGCCTGTTAGCTGCCCCAAGGTTAAGCGCAGATCCAACATCAAAGAGTTGAGGCTTACCAGCACCGATAGCGTCAAGTCCAAGTCCCATCATTTGGTTGCCAACTTGGTAGGAAAGAGGTTGGCTGCCAAGAAGCTGGAGTCCGGGTGCGGTGTAGAACTGACCTGCAAGATTGAACGCTTGTTGCCCTGCTTGTGTTGCTTCTGCTCGCTTCCGCGCCATGATGTCCTCACGGCCCATGATCTCAGAGGCGATAGCGGCATTTCCACCAACACGACCAGCGGCTTGTGCGCCTTCTCTAGCTGTTTGCTGGTACATGCGCTGTTGTTCTGGAGTGACTCCTTGTGCAGCGGCGTATGCCCGTTGTGACTCCTGTTGAGCTTGTTGTACCGCACTAGCTTGTTCTGGCGACAGACCAGCCATCAACCCACGGGTAAGCCCAGCCTGTCCAGTCATCTGGCCAAGTTCAGCCTCACGCGCTACTCCAAGTTGTTGCGCTGTTTGCTGGGTAAACTCTGGAGACATGCCAAGCAAACCTAGTCCAAACTGGGAAACATCAGCAAGATTTAGCTTTTGAAACTCTGGGCGATACTTTTGCTCAAACGACAGAATTCCGGGCATCGACCTCCGATATGCCGAGAGCATTTGTCTAATGTCTTGTCCGTAGTCTGCTACTGCTACTGGTGCTTGGACTGATTTAGGTTTACTTCCCATGAAATTAACTTTCTTTTAACTTTGAATAAAACTTGTACATGTCGTGGACCCTTACACGGTCACTTCCTTTAAAACTTCGTTGGAATGCAATAAAGTCGTAGTTTTGAATGTATTTACGCAATGCTCCGCGCATGTCTCCTGTTGTAAATGTGACAAACAAGGTGTCCCCGTCATCGACATGTACTGCTTGATTTGGGTTTTCGCTGAACGCACTAAAGCCAAAAGCAAAACAATCCATATCGCAAACAACAACGCCATGACACAAGTGCCATGTGAGAAGTTGTTGGAAGTCGATACCTTCTTGTTCATAAATTGCTATTGCTTTAGCTAGGTGCTGGTTCATTGATAAATTATATTTACAGACCCGGCATCAAAAGACCCAGCTGTCGCGACCAAGCTAATTCTATCTAGCGTTGATGATAAAATTTTAGAACCAGAGCTAATTATACTATTTGAACCATCATTACCAACATAAGAAGAAATCCATGTATTAGACCCAACTAAACATATTGAAGCTATACCAGTTAAATTTCTACTGGATACTAGCGTAGTGCTTGCATAAAAGCCAATTGTATATGAAGCAGTTCCAGCTGTTGAAGCAATATTTGAAATTGTTGTAGAATATCCAGTTGTCTCAATTCCACTTGATGTGCCGATTCTAATTAAAACTGGAGAATTTACTGTTGTTGAAATCTCGTTAATAATAATTGTTATTTTTTTAACCCATGATGGAATGGATGTAAAATCAATACTAGACCCAGATGCTGTAACAGCAGTTCCAGATGTAAATGGTTCACTTAATTTTGTTGGAGTAACATTAGCGTCAGCGATTTTTGCTGTGGTTACATTGGAGTCAGCAATTTTCGCGGTGGTTACATTGGAGTCAAGTATTTTTGCGGTGACAACCGAATTGGAAGCAAGCTCATTAGAGGTAATGCCACCAGCAGACACGGCGAGTTTGCCCGGAGACACAATCTGCAAGGTAGTTCCTTGGATCGCGTCACCAGTAAATGTCGTTTCATCAATGATGTTATTCAGCTTGGAACTGGTAATTGTGTCAGTACCCAAGAATGTGTAGGTTGTATTTACAACGCCCATGTTATTTTTGTGATAGAATTTGTCTGTTAGTGATGGAACCCGCCACTTGAATAGAGTGGATCTTAGGTGAGCCGATAGTCCTTGTCAATGTGATAGTCCCAGTATAGCCACGCTGACCACCAAGTCTGCACCTAATGCTTGCGGTTTCAGCCTCGTTCGGGCTGCTGGGTGATAGAATCTGACCACCAAGGAATGTAGTAGTAGTTCCAATGCTTTCTGCGGAGTCTGGGTCTTCAGTAGCAAACGCAATATCGTACTCGCCAGTTTCTCCAGCTAGGTTCTGCATTTGAACTTGTGCGTCTGTAAACCTCTTGCGTTCAAGGGTCTTGAAGTCGTACCCACGGCTGGTCACATACGAGTTAATCGTGGGGGTGACCACATCTGTGCTTTCATTCGTAACGCTCAAGCGGTCTGTGGACGAGTCTGCAGCGTCAATCTGGTGCAAGCCGCCATTGGAGCTAACGGCATATAGGTTATTCCGCACCCCAGCACTTGCCGTGATGAAGTTTTTAATCAGAAACCTAGAATCTCCATAGGTATCCAGCGATTCCCATCCCTTGTTCAAGAAGTTGTAGATCAGAACCGCGTTATTCCCACGGGCATCATTACCCCCAGCCACAGAGTCCAACGGGACTGCGATGTAATAGCGGTTGTTAAAGTAAACTGCTACCGAATCATCCGCAAGATTCTTGTTAATGCGGTCGATGTACGGCTGAATGTTCTTGGAAAGCGGTTCCTCCGTGCCTCGAAGGTTGTAATCGTTAAGGAAGGTAAGCCCGTAAATGCCCTCGTCGGCCAAGAATAGCATGTTGTTAGCCTGCATGACCACCGTCTTGCGAGCCAAACACCCAACCTCGCTAGTAAGTTCCTTTACCACTGTGTCAGACAGGCTTCCTTGAGTCCGTGCCACAAGGTGGAGGCTATTGCGGTTTAAGACCACTAAAGCATCGTCATAAAACCCATGCATTGCCACCACATAGTCGGCAGTTCCGCCAGTAATACGGAACTGATTCTTGATCTGGTCAAAGGTCGTAGTGTCCAGTAGGTCGGAAACCGCGATCTCGTCGGAAATCTTCCTACTAGTGTAGACTGGTGCGCTAAAAGTGCCAGACTGGGAGTAGTAGAACGGAACGAACAACCTGCGCTGGAAGTAGGTAGCCCAAGGTGCGCCCGGTTGGTGCATGAATCCACCGCCAACAGAAAATCTACCACCAACCTCAATCTGCTCAGACTCCCTATCTGGATTTAAAGCAGTTGCCGAGGTGGTCGTAAGGTTGTAGGTCATCTGAGACAGCACTGCAGCTTGATTTAAAACTGTAGTAATTCCACTAACACTAAAACGCAATTTATCAGTATTATGTCTCGTGAAGAGATAGCTCCCATTCAAGTAACTATTTGCTCCAGTGTATCCGCTAATTGTTGCCCATCCACTAGAGCCAAGTCCATGCCCAGCAATATCAACCTCAACCGTACCTGTAGAGGGAATAGTGGTAGCGGTAATGTTAAGTGGGGTTGCTATTGTGTAGTATGGCAACGCTGCGGTGGCGGTATATGTAAATTGGTCGCCACTTATACTGGTGACGGTTTGTGTTCCGTTAGGCATTGTTCCGCCATTAGTGCCAGTAAGCCCTTCCACTTTTATTGAGTCCCCAGTATTAAACCCGTGTCCACGAACAACCATTGTAACGGTTGTGCCAGTTTGAGAAGCGGAAACAACATCTATTGTGTAGTTTGGGACAGGGGCGTAAAACTCGATTTCGTTAATGGTTGCCCTCGTTACCTGAAATGATTTATTTAGAATCGAGGTGAATTCTGGTATGGTTACCTCGTAAATTAAAACAACATCACCAGCACTAATGGTAAGGTTGTTTTCAACATAAACAGTTACCAGCCCATCAAGGGCTTTAATGTTTAAGCCGTTTGCATTAAATGTCTGTGGTTGGCTATATGGGCCTGCTGGGGAGAGGGTGAACCCATCCGCCATGTTTCCATTGGTAACGCCAAAAGTAACGGTTTGGCTAGTAGTCCCAATAAAGGTAAATTGGTCTTTGTCGACAATAGAGGCAACCGTAAATGTGCCATTAGGAGGAGTGCCTTCAGTTAACCCAGAAATCACCACGGATGCCCCAACGGTTAACCCGTGATCCTTAACGCGAACGGTAACTGTTGTGCTTCCGCTCTGAGACGCTGAAATAATGCTCCTGCCATTAGGATACCACTCAAGAGCTTGTTGCCCATCCCGCATGATCATCACCTTGTCGAAGCACTGCAGCATATCGCAGTTACTCCCAACGGTGGCTCCCACGGGATACGGGATAGTCGTTGCTGTGTAGGGTGCCGTGGAAAGGTCGATCTTCTTCGCCAGAGTCTCCAGCGCAACAATGATGTATTCCTTGTTGGACTCGTTAGGGTCAGAGAACATGCAGGATGCCAACACATCGCTGGCGGTGGCATCGTTGATGTTGATCTGGGTAATCCTTGGAGTTGCTCCTAGTGCTACAGCGGTCACACCAGTAACAGGAAAGGTCAATGTGTTTATGGTAGCCGCAGTTACAGCCTTAACCCCATTGTTGTCCGTACCAGTAAAGGTGATACCGCTAACCGTAAGGTTGCCAACTTGTCCAACTATGATTCCATGTCCAGCCACGGTGATAGTTACCACATCAGCGGAATATGACACAGCGGTAATAGCCAAGTAGAATGGGCTAGGAAGGATGTGGAACGGAAGGTTCAACGGAGCACCTCCAGTAGTCAGCACAGGGCTAACAGACACCACGCTCTTGCGCGGCCTCCAGAAGCCCTCCATGCGACCATTAAGGCTTTCCCTTACCTCACCCGGTTCCAACTGGTTGAGCTGCAATCTCTGGTTCACACCATAGAACCCACGATCACCTGCATCGGCAATCGCGTCATCTAACCCACCAGTGGATCGGAACTGCGACATTATGCGCGGTAACCAATAACAACACCAGATGTCACGGTAAAGCTGTTGATCGTACCACCAAGGCCAAACCCAGCAGGGATCGTAATGGTGATCAACTTTGAACCAGAATCCGTAAGGTTAGGCGCAGAGATTGCACTCAACACCGTGTCGTTCACAAACTGAACCCAACGGAACGGGCCTACAGCACTGTTACCAGCGTTGTACACTTGTCCACCGCCTTGACCTTGCAGGTCGTACGAATCTCCTCTAGGCATAATATAAATAAGTTAAGACCCAACACCATGTCGGGCATGCTTCCCAAATGCGGAGGGAATCACCATGCGTCAAGGGGGAACTTGTGGGTGTCATTGACCCCCCATTCACCCCACCCCAGTATATAGAGGATACAGAGGATACAGAGGATACAGAAGAAGGATTGACAGGAAGGTGGAAACTGGGAAACATCAACCATCTCACCCAACGGTGAGTTGCCCCTTGCCCGGTGCTTGCCTTGTAGCTTAACGGACAAAGCAGCCGTAGTAAAATTCGGTGATCTGGGTTCAAATCCCAGCAAGGCTACGGCAGGCGCAAAAAACAAATTCCTGTGTAGCTCAGAGGCAGAGTGGGTGACTGTTAATCACTAGGTCGTTGGTTCGATCCCAACCGCAGGAGCCATAAGTCAAGCGTAAGTAAAGTGCCACCCACAGGTTCGCGTGCCGAGTACCAAACGCTCTCGCAGAGGCGCGGGGTGGTAGACGCAATGTGCGAGGGGAATGACAACTTGGCAAGTTCCCATTCGGGAACACCGGGTGAGGATTGGGGGCTTGTGAGCGAAAATGCGCTAGTACGGGAATGTAGACTTCGTGCGGCGTTATAGGGGGTAGTGTCGCGTGTAGTCCCCCTTTGGAGAATTTTTGAGGGGGACTAAAACCGCTCCCCCTTTTTTTCGTCGTCGGAAAAATCGACCCCCTCCCCCCAGTACTTGTGACAATGTGTATAATGCGGAGTCCTGTTCCACGGGAATCCCCAGTATCCATCGGTGTTCCACGTGATTGGGTGTGGAGTCTGGTCGCGCTGCCGTGTTGATTGGCAGGGCAAGCACTAGATATGGTGGTGGTGATCGACCCTCGCGTGCGTGTTTGTGATTCTCTAGCGGAAAGTGCGAACGATTCCCCATGCAAATCCCGCCATTTTCCTAGGATTCTCCCCATGTTCCCGAAACGGATTTCGGTGACATCCAATCCACTTGTGATCAGAATAAATTCTAGTCCCAACTCCTAATTCGCACCAGAATGCCCTACAATCGCTTTGACCCCCAATATGGGATCAACACCCACAAGAAAGCCCCAGAC